CAGGTTCAATCATGCCACTCTCCACCCTCTAGAAAGGGAGACATGCAGGGTTTTGACGAGTATAACATTTGTGCTCTTGCCGAGGCTTATGCGAACGGAATGATTGCTTATGCTGTCCCAGCAAAATCATTTGAGGACGTGGATCTTGAGCCCACACAAGAGTCTCTTGATGAAATTGGTGAGGATGAATTATTCTGGGATGAGGAAAGAGGGGAAGGCCAAGTTGAACCTGTTGCTCGTGTGAGGATTAGAAATGTTGCTTTTACAGACCGCGAGACAGGAGAAATAACACGGGTTGCCGTTCCAGACCAAAAGACTTATGGTAAGCCTCCTGCTAACTTTAACACTTATGTTCGCAACTTTATTGCTGCCGCACAAAGACAAGAGATCAACCAGATCGCCAACTCCGATGCTGTTGATAGGTTTGATGATGGCGACATTAACATTCCGCTTGAAAACTTTGAAAGGTTTGGTGGAAGTTATGAAGATGGTGGAGCGGCTGTTAGAGACAACATGCCTCTCATGTTTGCGAGTGCTCTCAATATACCAGCAGCAAAGATAACAATGCCCGGCAATCTTACCTACGATCACACACTTCAGAGGGAACTAAAAGATAGATTCCAAACAGGCTTGAGCCAAGATGATCTAGACCAAATGGTTTACAGACAAGCATCTGAGTTAGGCGGTCCCGGTCGATATACAGTAACCGCAACCGCATACTTGAGTGACGATTACCATCCAACCATGGATTCAATTGATGTTATAGCCTATGCTGTGCTTCCAATGACGGATGACGAACTTAGAGAAAACTACACCGACATCGCAGACATGTTCGATGCGCATAGTGATTCTTTTGCCGTTTGGTTTAATGACGACCAAATTTATCCTGATAATATAATTCCAATGTATTCTGGCCAAGGTCGCGGAGCCAAGCCTGTCCTTGAACTTAGTTTTCAAAATCTTCAATTCAACATGGCTGAGGCTGGTATGAATCTATACATTACGGACGAGGACAGTGTAAGAGAGATACTGCAAACCATTGGCGACTCCCCCAGAAACGGCGGTTTTGGTTTTGATCTTTATACAGATCCTTATGTTGAGGATGGCTTTGATGCTATTGCTAAGAACATCATAGATGTATCTCAGTATGGTACAGGTGAAGAGTTCTTTCTCACCCGCCTCTTTAACAAACATCTGAACCCCGATAGGTCTATTGGAGATTGGCAACCCGTACAAGTTGAGATGGAGTATCATGACTACACCAATGTGGAATACTATAAAGAGGCAGAGTTTGAGACCTACATAGAAATAGACACGGAGTGGATGCTGGAAGCAGGATTAACACCAGAACAAGTGGGCTTCTTTATCCTTGCTATAAACCAGCATGATTTAGTTAAGAGCGAGCTTGTAAGACTCATCTACATGCATCTTATTAAGGACAGATCTGCCTTGAGCCAATACGACTTCAGGTCCGAATTGACCGTTGGAAGTGAGGATACCTATACCACACTACAAGATGTTGTTGAGGATGCAGGAAACATTGCGGCCTCATTTGTGCTTAATCTTAAAGTAGATGCTGAAGCAGATGTCTTTTCAAAGAAAACAGCCGCCGCACTTGAGATTTGGCTGACGGAATACGACAGCAATAGTTCAGCCGATGATGCCTTAAGCAGCGGTCGAGGAGAGATCTTTATTAAAAACGTTCTTGAACAGTTCTCAGGGCAACAGACAAACGAAAGCAAGAAACGAACAAAAGTTCGCGTGATACGAGGGTAAACGAATGGCGGACAACAAGTGGTCAAAGCCAGCGTCTCCGCCTCCCCCTCTCTTTCTTGGAGAGAAGGAGCGAAACCTCGTCAAACAAGTCAACGACGAGATCATCGAGAGAGTTATTGGTCAACAGGTCCTCTATTTCCCAATCGACATTGACCGAACCAACTTCCACCCAGTATACGGTGAGGCCATTGTAAAAACTTTTTTACATCCCGTTAGAGTCTATGCTCTCGTGGAATATGGAGGGGTTGAAACATCCTTTTTAGATAACATAGGATTAGATAAAACCACCAATATAACCATCAATTTCCACAAGCGCCGATTGACCGAAGATCAAGATCTTTTTGTCCGTGAGGGTGATTTCGTTCGTTATGGCGATATTTACTATGAGATAGTAAAGCTCAATGAGCCAAAACAACTATTTGGACAAATCGAACACAGATTTGAAGTTACTGCTAATTGCATAAGAGCTAGAGACGGGGTATTTAACAGTGAGTGATGTAACGGAAGAAATACCTTTTTTACCCTCAACCATTGAAAGTATTGATACTGGCTTGTACAATTGGGTCGATGGCTTGTTAAATCTCTCCGCTGAGACCAACG